TGAGTTTATGCCTAAATCTTTCTGCCTCAATTCATTTAGCTTTCCTACCACTTTTTCTGTCTCGTTTCTTGCGATGAACCTGGCTCTATTTTTAGATACTTTAAATTTAGATTCAAGTGCATTTATCATGGCTTCCTGATCGAAACCCTTTTCAGAGAATATTTTTTCGAAGCTCTCGACTATCTGCAAATTCAAATTTTTTGGAATACTCTTTATTAATGACAAATTCTCGAACAATGCCTGATTCATAGCTGGCCTGATATTAAGATCAGACATAAACGGATTTATATCGACACCCAATGCAGATCGGAAAGATTTGATCATTTTTGCCTTGTGTGCCCTGCGAACATTATCAAGTGCGGCTTGTACTGTTTCTATGCCGAACGATTCTCCGGATGTCATAAACTCGAACTCTTCATTTACGGCTCTTTGATAAGCTGCTTTTATTTTTGGAACTGATTCGAGTCTGGCTTTAGTCCGCGCTAAAAGAGGATCGAGAATATTTTTTTTTATAGCTTTATAATATTCTGCCTCGTCTTTTCGTCTTGGTCCAATTGGTTTTGGTGTTTTTGGCTTTTTCATTTGGTTTCCAGTTCCATGTATGTTTCACATCGATATCCTGACAGCTTTTAAAATTGCACGCCTTCGATTGTAATAGGGTTTCCAAACCGCATAAAATCTGCCATGTTTTCAATCAATTGCTCTGAAATAATCACCGTTTCCCGGTATTGCTACCTTGCTCATTATCGACCCTCCGATATATTACGTTCTATTTGCTTAGCTGCCAGTATCCTTTTAAACTCATCTGCAACAGGCATCTGGTCGTCAAGATCGTCATAGCTGCCCATTATATCATCGCCATCTAGGACCATCCTTGCTTCATCTTCATCAATTATTCCTGCCATTACCAGAGGCACAACGATTTGTGATTTTTTTAAGGCAATATCTGTTTTGTCACCTTCTGACAAATCCAGAATGGACGGGAATTTATATGTTATTTTTTGGTTTATTCCCGCATGTTTTTGTATGACCATGTCTATTTTTTGGAGAGGATCTGGCAGGATATTATTTTGATCTGTAGCGATTTTTAATGCATAATTTCGCTCCTCGCCTTCTCCGGTAGAATTTAGCCCTGACATTGATCTTGACCAAAATCTTGTCTCTGGGATGTCTGCTGCTGCGGATAGCCGGTTTGCGTTCCTGTCCATAATTTCGGGCAGGTTTCCAAATGAAATTTCACGTCGGTCAAAGTCGTCCTCTGAATCCATGAACACGGTTCTGTATATCGACCTGAGCATTGTAGTCTGTTCCATGCGCTGCTGTATACTCATCGTGTCAGGATCGCTACCAGAAATTGCGTCCTCAAAGTCTGTAATTTTTTGTATACCTATACTTGCTTCGTTGACAAGATGGGCGACCCCTTTTGAAACATTTGAGTCCTGAAATATCTCGGTCATAACTGGTATAATAGACGGCACACCCCAATCTTGGTCGTATGACTGCCATGAATTGTCAGTTAACGATTCAATGCCATCAAATCTAATCACCCTTGTATGATGGACTATCAGAGATCCGCCCTGTTTCATTGTAATATTATAAAATATCGGCTTCCCATAATTTTTTGATAACGGGTTTTTTTCTTTTTCAACAATATTAGCGTCAAATCTATCAACGGTGAGAATGTTTGCCATGTCTCCTGGGATTAATCTTGAAATATTCAATGGCTTATCAGGTGTTGATTCTTTCGTCAAAATAATGAAAAGACCAGTTCCATGCAACCTGCCGTTTTTCATCGACTTTGATAATTTAGATTTTATTTTAAACTCTTTTTCTACTTCCTTAATTTTTCTGACATTTTCTGTTTCCATGTCTTTGAAGTCACGCCATTTCACAAACATATCGTCAACCGGTATATCTATGAATTTGGCTGCAGCCCAAGACTCGACGTAAAGGATTTCTGAAAAGTTTTTGGACTGCAGGCGTGTCGGATAGAAAAAAGAAGTTTCATTTTTATCGATGCTTGTGCCAGCACCTGTCATAGGATTAATAAGTCCTCCACGATAGTTACCGTATGGGGATGTTATATTATCACGGTATTTTCTCTTTGGCCTTATTGATCTTTTATGTATTTTTCGAAAGCGTTTTTTCATTTAGTGGCTCTCTGATATTAATATTTTTTTAAAACTTACATCATAAACAATAAAAAAAAAAGAGTTTTTTTTAAAAAAAAATGAAAATAACTGTTGACAAGCACAGTATATTACTGTAATATATTCACATGATCGAAACAAAAACACATAACAAGGAGAAAAAAATGGAAAATTTAAAAAAAGTAACAATCAAAGCAAACGGGAAAATTGGAGAACTTATTAATAAATTTGATGGAACTTGGGATATTTTAATCGACGGTAAATGCAGTGGATCCGCTCACTATACCGATTCACAAGTAAAGAAAATAATGGAAACTAAAAAACACGAAATAACTTACGTTTGATATTGTTTCAAACGCCGGGCAAAAAAAGGAGAATTATTATGAAAAAAATTACCAAAGCCGCAAAATCAGCGAAAAAAGACGGATATAAGTACATGACAAGCGTCGTGGGGAATAAGTTTAATACCGTTTATCATCATGTTATTAAGATTGACGACGTGATAAAAAATGGATGGAGCCCAGCACCTTATCACTATAACGGATGGAAAATTGGCGTCACAACGGCGAATCTCCCTGGAATGAGCATAAACAAATCATTGGCAATATCAAAATATTGTAAATAATTCAAAACGCCCGGTTAACGCCGGGCAAAAGTGCAATTAACCTATAGAAAGGATATTAAATTGACTAATCCGAAAAGCTTTAAAAAATCAAATAAAGATAAAAAAATGAGAGCATGTAAGACTATGACCGCATCTGATGCTATTGGTAAGTTAGAAAAAAAAACAGACACGTTTATCCTTACTTATGGTCAATTCTCTTTGATTGATGCACTCATAGCGATAATCGACCAGACAGGACCGGCACACGTCACAATCAGCACATGGACAGCCGCCCATGCGCATCTTGACAGGTCAGCCGATTTGATCTCATCTGCAGATATACTCTCATTCAGGATGATAGTTGATAGGTCATTTAAAACAAGACAACCAAAATATTTCTATCATATGGCAGAACTGTTCGGGGAAAATAGCATAAGACAGATAAGAACCCATGCGAAGTTTATGACCATAACAAATGATAATTGGGACATCGTCGTTAGGACATCTATGAATCTTAATGAAAATCCAAGATTAGAAAATATTGAAATTTCAGACAATAAAGATTTCTCTGATTTTTTTTGTCAGATAGCAGATGATATTTTCGAAGAGGTTGAGCCGGAAGAAATAAAATCAGATTTACCAGAACTTAAAAATATTAAAGAGGATAATCTTTTTAAGCCAGTTTCATCAAATATTATAAAAAGAAAAACATTAAAGGAGGTGTCATTCACCCATGAACTTAAAAAATATTGAAGACGCAAAGAAAAATCTACCAGCAAACAGCCCAAAAATCACAATTGAATTGCTATCATCACAAATCGGTATTGCAAGAGAAGCCAGGGATAGAATTGAAAGGGAGGGAATCGTCGTTAGAGATATGAGGGGCTCAGTCATGCCACATCCTGCGATAAAAATAGAACAGGATGCATTGAAATGTGTAAAATTGTTGCTTGAAAAAAAAAAGAAAGGGAGATCCATAAGATGAAACCAAAGGAATTAAAAGAGTTGAGGCACTCATTCGACTTCACACAAAAACAAATGGCAGAAGTTCTCGGAATAAAACATTACCAAAACTACCAGGCATTTGAGTCAGGCAAAAATCCAATACCGAAATATATAGTTTTATATTCTATGTCACTTACGACATTAAACGATAACAGGCTATTAAAAAAGCATATTGACAGTATAGGAGTCGATCTTTAATAGTTAGATTTAAGACCTTTTTTTATATCTCCGGCATACGCCAAGACAATACTATCAGCAAGATTCGGTGACGGGGCTCCATCAGGGGCCTTGTCTATTTTTATTTTCCCGGTCGAATCGTCATAGACACACTGACACAATTCAATCAATATTTTTTCAAGATTATCAATTTTAGAGTCGATAAAAAAACATCTTGATAAATCGACACTTTCCCCGTCCAGCGCTCTGATGGTATTTTCAACTCTTAATTTTATATTCCACCATAGCTGAGCGTTTGCCCGATGGAAAAAATCTTTATTTTTTACTTTTAGCTTTTTATGTTTTATATAATATTTATTAGGGCCATAGACCGATGCGTTGAAAAGAAAAGGTATAAATCTTTTCATTCCAGGACCGGTCCCAGTGTTAGGGTTATTTTTTATTCTCGATAGATCAGACTTTGTTCCGGCCCCAAGGCCACCA